TCCCCACCTAAATTTGGTGCCATTTGGGTTGTGGGTATAATCTTATCCTTAGTGAAAATATCCATTTCTTTAAAGTGTAATACCATTCTGGTTTGAACTGGGTGCCCATCATTATATGCAGCCCATCCATTAGGAGAGTAGTCAACACTCACATTTGATAATACACAGTTACCAATCTCGAATAGTTTTGCCTTACCAACACCATTTGTTATTGTGTCTGATGGGTTTCCACCAGTTAGAACATTTGATAGTTGTGATCCAATTACATTAGTTAAAGTGTTTTTAAATACATTTGACACTGCTCCCATTATACCTGGATTACCTGTATAAGCAAATTTGATTTTGAATATCTGTGGTGGGATTAAATACTGTCCATTTGTATTTGGTGTAAGTTGTGGAACGGAATGGTACACAAATCTTTTGATTATAGTGTCAACCATTACTGCTTCTTTATTGGAAACGGGTGTGAATATAAATTCAAACTGGAACTCTCTCAGATTAATACCTTTATAAATCATCTGCATCTGAGGGTTTGGATACTGTCTAAATGCTCTTTGTAGAACACCAGTAAAGTTCTCGGCATTACCACCAAGTCCAGCAACACCTTTACCAGCAAGGTATGCCATAAGTTGATTCACTGCTGGATTTTTTAAGTTGGTTGCTATGTCTTTATTCAAAACATTTTCAAGTTTCTCATCACCCAATGCATTAGCAAGATATCCAGCAAGACCTAAAGTATCGGTCATACTTATTGCTGTATAGTTGGAGTCATATTCAGTAGTTATTGAATCTGGCATGTATAATGAAATGACTGATTGTGGTGCATTTTCATTAACAGTGATATCATATGTTTTCTTTTGTGCTAGTGTTTTAAACTCATTGGCAAGTTCTGGTCCATTCTCTTGGAATATTTTACCTACATTCGATCCTATTTGATATACCACGCCTGTGACTTTACCTGCTTCTGCAACACTAGTTACTGTGTTAGGCATTTTTTTATTTAATGCTTTTGCATTTGATGCAGCTTGTAACGCTTGAGATGTTATATTTGCCGTTGTTTTTGATATTTCTGCTGCTACTGCTGCTAAGTTATCTACCTGATAGTCAAAGGCAGTAAACTGAATGGCATGACAATAGGTTGGGTTTGATGCCAGATCTATTGGGTAATTCAGATACTTAGAATCTGTTGGGTTAGGAGTCAAAAGACCTGCTAACAGATTCAATGGTGGTTGAACTCCACCTATAGATATGGGAAAGATGTCTATTGATGCCATTTGGTGTGTCTACATATAAGTTTATACATAATCTATTTATATGGCATACAAAGGAAAATTTACACCAAGGAATCCACAGAAGTATGTGGGTGATCCAACAGGTATCATTTATCGTTCCTCATGGGAATGTAAGATAATGGATAGGTTTGACAAAGACCCTAATGTAATATCTTGGGCATCTGAAGAACTTATTGTGCCTTACATCTCACCCATTGATGGAAGATATCACCGATACTTCCCTGACTTCTTAGTAAAGATACGAAACAAAGAAGGTGCAATCCGTACATTCCTTGTAGAAGTTAAACCCCTTAAACAATCAAGACCACCAGAAAGAAAGAGTAGAATGACCAAGAAGTATATCACTGAGGTTGCTACTTGGGGAGTTAATCAAGCAAAGTGGAAAGCTGCCATAGAGTACTGTGCTGATAGGAAATGGCAGTTTATTGTTATGGCATCTGTAGATGGTTCTGAGTTTGTGAACTTAACAGAGAAAGATTTATTACTAACCTAAATAGAATCATGATGAAAGAATCAAAATTAACAACCCTTACCAAAGAACGATCCGCTGCTGATATCTCTAGATTAAGTAGACAATCTTTCACGTGGTTAAGAAGCAAAGTTTCTAAGATGAAAGACCCAGTTGCTTTGGCAAAGGGGGTAAAGAGTGAAACTGCTAGAAATACTAAAAGATTTCTAATAGGTGGGTTATACTACTTCTATTACAATCCAAAGGGTAAAAATGATTTACCTTATTATGATATCTTTCCTATGGTTATACCTCTACACAGATATAATGATGGGTTTCTTGGATTGAATCTGCATTATTTGCCTATAAAATATAGAATAGCATTTCTAACTAAGTTACTTCCACTTGCATTAGTGGATAAGGATAATGAGATTGTAAGGTTGAAAGTAACCTATGAAATATTGAAGGCAAGTAAAAGATATAAAGAATTTAAACCTTGCATAAAGAAGTACTTGTATACTCATATGCAATCCAAAATACTGGCAGTGTCACCAGATGAGTGGGATGTAGCAATGTACCTACCTGTACATCAGTTTAAGAAAGAATCGGCACAAACTGTTTGGGAAGAATCCGTACAACAAATAAAGAACGATAAGTAAAATGCCAGCAAACATCAGTAAATTTTTATCTAGCTTTAACAAGGATTTAGCAAGACCTTCAAGGTTTGATATTCAGATACCAATTCCTATTGTATTGGCGCCATTCTATCTGTCTACAGCACAGAACCTAAACATGAGATGTGAAATCACAGAAATGCCAGGCAGGTTCTTTGTTACTACAGATAGAAAGATTGGTTCTGCACCTATTCAAAAAGTACCCTATCACACAACGTATAATGATGTTAGTATGACATTTATAGTTGCTGGTGATATGAATGAAAAATTATTCTTTGATCAGTGGATGGAGTTAATTAACCCATCATCAAACTATAACTTCAATTATAAAGCAAACTATGTAACAGATATTGCTATCAATCAATATGATATGCAAAACAATCTGACATATAAAGCAGTTCTCATTGATGCATATCCTCTGGATGTTGCTCAATTAGATTTAGATTGGTCATCAGATGGTTATCACAAATTGAATGTAAGATTTGCATATACCAACTGGCAAGAAGGAACTGTTTCGGCAATTGCTGACAACCTTGGAGTACAGGCACTATCAGGATTCGTGTCAAGTTTATCATAATTAAATGAGGAAATAGTATGGCTTTACCAAAAATAGATACTCCTATCTATGATGTGACGTTACCATTATCGAAGAAACAGATTCGTTTTAGACCATTCTTGGTTAAAGAACAAAAGAATCTGTTGATGGCAATTGAAGCAAATGATAAGGAAACAATAGAAAAGAATATCAAACAAGTACTACACAATTGTACTTTGACTGATGGCATTGAAATTGACAAACTACCTGTTGTTGATGTTGAGTTCTATTTCATACAACTTCGTGCCAAGTCGGTAGGTGAAATAGTAGAAAACAAATATGTCTGTAACCATGAAGTAAATGGTAAAGAATGTGGTAATGTCATGGATGTGGACATTAACCTAATGGACATTGTAGTTGAAAGTACTGGTGAGTTAAAAGATGAGATTCAACTCACCGATAAACTAATAATAAAGTTAAGATATCCAGAGTATTCCACTGTTGAAAAAATGGCCAGTATGGATAACTCTGTTGAGGTTGCATTTAAGTTGATAGTAGATAGTATTGACTACATCTTTGATGGTGATCAATACTATTATGCAAATGAAACTACCACAGAAGAACTTATGGAGTTTGTTGAGTCATTGAATCAGGAACAATTTAGTAGAATAGAAGAATTCTTTAAGGAATTACCTAAACTGAGAAAAAGAGTAGAAGTCACTTGCATCAAATGTGGTTACCACCATGTTATTGATGTGGAGGGTCTAGAAAATTTTTTCGGTTAACCTTTCGTCATGATACTTTGAGTAACTATTATAAGACCAACTTTTCATTAATGCAACATCACAAATATAGTTTGACTGAACTTGAATCTATGATTCCTTGGGAACGAGATGTATATGTGAATTTATTAATACAACATATTGAAGAAGAGAACGAAAAGATAAAACAACAAAAGATGAAACGATAAATGTTACCAAAAAATGGAACAGGAAATAACCCTCTAATAGAAACGTTTGCTAAAAACGTTTCATCTCATGTTGCCTCTGGTTTATTTGCCGTAGGATCTTCTAAGAAAGATCCAATGCATTCTACTGTAGGTATGGGACCAACTGTTGCCATTAAGAAAGGTGATGGTCAAGCAACTATTCTTGCAAAAATGTATCGTTTCATGTTGAATGATACCAAAGAAAAAAAGAAACAGGAGTTGCAGTATAGAAAGTTCAGAAAATATGAAGAAGAATCTAAGGAAAAGAGAAACGAGGAACTAACAGAAGCACTTGTTGGTAAAGGACCAACAGAAGGTGTTCCTACAGATAAACCCGTTAATGCTGCATTGTATATGAGTGCTGGATTAGGTATATTAGGATTAATGTACGCTCCAGATGTATCAGCAAAAATTCAAGAATTAATTGGTGCATTTGATACGTCTGGAATAGCAGAAAAGTTTAGAACAATTTCTAACATATTTTCTAGTATGTCAATATCACAAAAAATTGGCCCATCTGATTATGATCAATTGTTTCAGAAATATGAAAAACAATATGACATACCTACCGGATTATTAAAATCTGTAGCGAAAGTAGAAAGTCAGTTTAATCCAAAAGCGACTAGCCCAAAAGGGGCAAAAGGTTTGATGCAGATAATGCCAGAAAATTTTGCATCTTTGGGTATATCAAATCCAGAAGATCCAGAACAAAATGTTAGAGGTGGTGCGAAACACCTTAGTAGGTTGTTGAAGAAATATGGAGACATAGAAACTGCTATATCTGCCTATAATGCTGGTGAAGGCAACATGGCAAAGCATGACAATAAAGTACCATTTAAAGAAACAAAAGATTATACTAAAAAAGTTTTAGGATATTATAAATCTGGAGCATATTCAACACCAGATATGAATGTTGAATCTGGTCCTATGCCTGATGCTTCTGGTTTAAGAGTTAAAGGTGGTATAGCGGGTCAATCATTTGGTGGTGGGGCAACACAAAAAGGTGTTATCGATTTAGCAAGGAAAATACAATCAACTAAAATTCCAGGTGAGTTTGGACAATTCACTGCATTCCATGATGTTTTTCATGGTGGTGCTAACCCATCATCTAGACACAATCAAGGGTTGGCATTAGATTATACTATAAATGATCCATCAAAGTCAAGTGAAGCAACACAAATTACAAAACAGATATTACGTGGTGCTGGATTATCTGAGGGTAAAGATTATAACGTTGAAGATGAATATAAGAACCCTTCTGCACACGCAACAGGTGGACATATCCATGTTGAATTCAAATCACCACAAGCAGCATCAACATTTTCTGGTTCTCTAGGTAGTACACAACTTGCAACACAGACAACAACACCAAGAACTCCACCAACACCAGAAAAGAAACCAACAGCACAAGGTTCTACTACGATTGTAGAAATGAATAAAGTGGTTGTTGTTAATAAATCAAGTGGTAATAATTCACAATCATCATCACTCAGAGATATACCTAGATCAGATAGACCAAATTAGAGAATAGTTTAAAATGAAAACTAATAATTTAACTAAAATAATAACTCAAGTAAAAGTTCTCAATAAATCATCTAAGACCTATGATCAAAGATTGAGTAACGTTGAAAAAGTCCTTAGTAACACCATTTCCCTAATGCATGAAGGATTTAGTATGTTATTACCTGGTGGTAATCAGGGGAATAAATCATATAGTAAAAAAGATCCTACAAAATCATCTGTTGGTCCGTCTGAAAATAGACCATTGAAAGTTGGAGATTCATCTGCTGACATTCTTGCTAAGATGTTTAACTTCTCAGTTAAAGTGCAACGACAAGATAAAAAGCAGAAACAACTTGAACATAACCTTGATATGGAACAGTTAGAAGAAGTTGAACGTAGACATAAATCGTTATTAAAATCTATTGCAAAAGTTGCAACTGCAAAAAGATTGCCTAAGAAAAATAAAGATGTTGAAGAAGACAAATCTTTTTCATTTATTGACCTTATAACTGGTGGTATAAAAGGATTTATTGGTATCTTATCATCTGGTTTAGATTTTATTATTTCACATCTAGGTGTAATAGCTGCTTTAGCTGGAGTCGCTAAATTTATATATGATAATAAATATGCGATAATGAAAGCTATTTCTCCAGTATCAGATGCAATAGAAGATTTTTTTAATGGTAAAGATGGAAAATTGCAAGACCTTATAATGTCAATTTATCATAACGTTGAAAAAATGATTTCAAAATTTCTTGGTGGATTTTTATCTGAGTTGAAAACAGAAAGTTGGGATGATTTAAAATCCTCTTTGGAATCTTTTAGAAGAGATCCAATGGGTAAAGTAAAAAGATTTATAGCTCTTGGTGGTCATCCAACTGCACCTATAGAATTGGAAATGAAGAAAACGACATATGGTGAAGATTATATTGGAAAAGTTAGAAAAATAATTGAAGAGACACCAGATGAAGTTAAAGGAAGGGTGTTTGGGTGGAGGCAATCTGTATTGGGAAATGCCAGCATAGAGGCACAAATACTTAAAGTTTTAGAAAACCCACAATATTTGGGAGAATTACAACAAAGATATTTACCTGATGAAGTTGAAGCTTCAACTAGAGGACTGGAAAAAATGGGCGGGAAATGGTTCGGCGCAGAACCAGATTTCCAACAAAGATCCCTAAAACAACATAATTTAGAACTTAAATTACCAGAAGATTTAATTGAAAGATTTAAAGATTCTAAATTTGAACTTGTTAATCCCAATTCTCTACATCCTCGTGTAAGAGATAAAACAACTAATGAAGAATATGATCTAGAAAAAGATTCAAATACACTTTATTTTTTGATGCAAACAAAAGAAGGAATAGAAAAACTTAGAAAAAAATATAATGAATTAGACAAAACAGGTAATGAATTTTTAAAAGGTTTTGAAGAAGGTAAAAACCTATCTGCTGAATCAGATCAACCTACAATGGAACAAACCATTTCCAGTACTGATGGAGAGATATCTGCCTTTATGCATAATGATGTAGATTCATTAAAATCCATACCAATATTACAAGATCTGGAAGAAGGGTATAATCAAGATGTGAATTTATTTCAAATGCCAACAGAAGCAGTTTCTATTGGTGGAAATAAAAATGATGCTCCTGATGGAAAAGTATTGTGTAGGAATCCTAATGAAACTTATTTTGGTGTAGTATTATCTAATACCTGTCCGTTCTAAAAAGAAACCCCTCCGAAGAGGGGTTTTTATTTTGAAGATTAATCTTCTTCTGCATAAATAAATGTGTATCGCAGGACGGCAATCCTCATACACTCTAATACTAACACGGAGTATCAGCAATGAATATTTATTCAATCTATAAAGCAACTAATAAAATTAATGGTAAGTCATATATTGGATTTGATAGTAATTGGCCAAAAAGAATGGTGGACCATAAACAAAATCATAATAAAAATAGAAGAATCGGGAAGTTCTATAATGCCTTAAAAAAATATGGTTGGGAAAATTTTGAATGGAATGTAATATACCAAAGTAAAGATAACAACCACACACTGAATGTGATGGAATCGTTTTTTATACATCAGTATAATACTCTAAATGGTGGATATAATATGACTCCTGGTGGAGACGGTAAAAGAAAAGGATCTATAGAAAGTGATGAAACTAGATTAAAGAAATCTATTGCACATACTGGTAAAAAACTTTCTAAGGAAATTATAAAGAAGTGCGCTGATAAAAGAAGAGGACACAAACACTCCATAGAATCATTAATGAAAATGTCCAATAAAGCAAAAGGCAGAGCACCTTGGAACAAAGGAAAGAAAACTGGACAAATCCCCTATAACAAAAATAGAAAGAGAGAATTGTGTTGTTGTATTGTATGTAAAAAGGAAGTAGATTGTGCAAATTTGGGAAGACATCATAAACATCTCCCCAAACTCACGTTAGATTAACTATTCATCCATTTCTGCCAACTTGGAGAAGTATGCCATATCGTCATCATCCTCAGTGGTAGAACTATCAGTCCAACCAGCACCAGAATCCTGTGCAACTGGTGCAGATCTTGGAGTAGATTCCTTAATCTGTTCTACTGTAGTCCTCTTAACTGGTTCACCACCAGCAAGACCAAGTACCTTATCAAGACGAGATTTCAACTGGTCATAACTCTTGAATTCCTTATCAGAAACCAAATCGTTCAGAGAGTGTTCTGACTTCCAAATCTTTTCAAGTTCAGCATCATCGTTAGACAATGCAGAAGGAGATTCAAACTCTGACTTATCATAGTTCTGATAACCCTCTACCTTACGAA